TGTCCCTCCTAGATTGGATGATGGCTAATTCACGATACGTCCCCATACCCGCTGAACACTTCCTCTTCTATGGGGATTCCCGTAAACTTTGCCGCTTCCAGTATCGACTCCTTCGTCCAGTCGATCAGCGGTGCCTCAACACGAACGTTCCTGCTCAGACTCTCGCTAAGCGTCTTGTTCATCGCAGCAAGCCACTCCGGTGTGCTGTCCGGAAATCGGTTCTCTTGGTCGGTACTGGTGATGCCGATCCAGATCACTCCTATCTCCCGAGATTCTGCTACGCCGGGATATACCATTTCGACACATCATCGTACTCGATAGGATCCCCGCTTGTCAGCTTAGAGCGTATAGGCAATTCTACTCTAACTTCCACATAAGGCACCAGGTAGTCTTCACAAACCTTTCTAGCGGTATCCAGTTCTGCTATATGTCTCTGGCCGTAGTTAGCTAGAATGCACAGTGGTGGGGAGGCGTAGATACCTCCAGTCATGGCCATATGCAGCATCCACCTGCTTTCCAATCCTCCACTATAGAGGATCGCCAGTTTTTCCTTTTCCATTTTGGTTACATCACCTCACCTGGTTTCTCAAAATCTGCTTCGAAAATGTACGCCATGTTATTCATGCTATTCTTCCAATAGTGATATGTCCATGGATGGGACCATGAGCATCCTGGACACTCTGCAGCATCAGCAGCAACTGCTTCCTGCCATTCATCCCACGCACATGGCAGATCGAAAATGCTGAACTGCGGTGTCCTGGCTCCTCTCCGAAGGCTGCACAGACGTAGTGTCCCGTCACTGTCTATCGTAGGCCCACCGTATGGATCACCTCGGCAATGCCACCCCATTCCCAAGAGAGTAGTTGTTGGCAATCTCAGCATATCTGAATTCTGCAACATCCTCGGCTTTTCGATTATCATGTCCAGTATTTTACGAACATGGCACTGATTATCAGCGTCCTGCGGAATCATCCAGTCCGACATTGTAGCAGCGTTCGGAAGGCGGTCATATCGTCCATCCATATCCCAGTTCAGAAAACTGATATCATGAGGGATTCCGAGATCGGACAGCATCCATGAGGTCTCGGGAATATGGTCAAGATTCCTACGATGCATGATGATGGTGGCGTAGATGTTCGTCGCAGGATAATGCTTCCTTATCCAGCTCAGCGCTTTCCATGCGTCAAGCGCTTTCCTTTCTGAATGATCCAGGCGCTTCCCGTCTTTCCCTTGGAGGTACGACAGTGAGTAGTCGATTTCGCATAGTAGATTGTCGATTGTGTAGAAATACCTGTCCCAACGTCTACCGAACAGCCTGAACAACGGCTCAAAGCAGACCGTATGCAGCCCGTAGGGCACTTCGTTGTGTTGCATGATTCTAAGCAGCTTCTCACCGAGAATCCACGGCTCCCCGCCGAATATCAGATTGAACGTTACTCCCATCTTCTTGAGTATGGCAAACGCTTCGATCCATTGTGCGACGGATAGTTCTGATCCTACGCCTTTTGGGTGTCTGATAGAGCAATATGCACATGCTCTAGGACAGTGATGAGTTATAAACGTCACAGAGTTCATCACACTATCCCTCCTGTCTGATTAGGGCAAACGCCTCCTGCTTTAGCCCAAGGTCTTCTAGAAAAACGCCTTTTAGGCTCGAGGTGATGGTTCGAGCTCTAGATTGCTTCACTCCCCTCATGACCATGCAGTAGTGTGTTCCTTCGATGATGCATGCCGCTCCGCGGCATCCCTCGATCCTCATCAGGCTTGAGGATATATCGTCCGCTAGCTGCTCCTGTAGCACCAGGCGCCTCGACAATACATTCACCAGTCTGGCCAGTTTCGAGATTCCCACCACGGAGCCGAGTGGTAGATATGCGACATGTACTGTGTAATGGACGGGGAGCAGATGGTGGGGACACAGGGAGAATGCCTCGATCCCCCGCATCACGACCAGGTAATCATATTCACACGGGAACGACGATGCCAGTATATCCTCAACCTGTTGTTGAGTATCCCTGGTGCCCTCAAGAAGCTCGTCGAACATTCTCTCCACACGTGCTGGAGTGTCCACCAGATTTCTGTCGGTCGTGTCTACACCGAACTTCTCACTGAGACCTTTGAGCACAAGCTCGACACCCGCCGCTATGTCACCCATTGTTCCTCCTAGTTATTCTCGTTGGATCGTCTGACGACGACTCCACCTTCGGTAGCAACAACCTCCAGTTCCTCGCATATGTCAGCATCGAGCCATCCCCGCTTTATCCGGCTTCTTAGATGTGCTCGGAGTCGCTTCTTATCGATAGCATCAGGTTCGAGTCCGGCCATTGCTGCCTTCTTTCTTGCATTCTCCACCAGATCAGGCCATCGCCCACCCTGGACCAGCACCTGATCCATGATTGTGGTCAGTTGGCGTCTGCTCCCGTAGACCCGGCCAGCGAAAAGGACGTCTCCATCGGACTGCGTTAGTTTCTCAATATCAGCTTTATCTGAGGTTAGGATATCCAGAATGGCGAGGGTATCTTTGCTGAGGTCGTCTGTAGGCTCTACGAGCTCCGCTGCATCCTGGAGATCAATGACGATGCGTTCCAATGTCTCTTCGGTATCGATCGATGGATAAAGCCCTAGTTTTTCGTTTAGTTCCTGCGCCGCGCTGACTAGCGCAGGACGGCTTAGTAGCGCTGACATACCTCCCCTCCTACGACATCTTTATTAGCTTGTGAATCTGCACTGAGAATATGATTCGATCCAGCAACTGCGGACATTGCTGTCTGATATATTCTGCCACCACCGGAATATCACAGCCTCTGGCGTCGACAGGACTTATTGCGTGGACAGCAGGACATCCCCAGTCCTCGATCATAGTCCTGATTTTGTCGAGTGCAAAGTTGAGATCGTCTAAATCGGCGACTACCCACTTTATGCAAACTCTGCACTTATCGCTCAACTGCTCAGACAACTCTGACCATCGGCAGAATTCTGCCAAAGGCCGCATCCTATGGCTCACTCCGGACGAAGGGCATTTGTGGTCGACAACCCAGTACACTTCAGCTAGATCAGGCTCAATAGGCAAACTAATGCTGCCATTAGTCTCGATCTGCACCTCGTACCCGGCCTGCAGAAGCCTTCGTGCGAGATTCACGGTAGCCTGTTTCTGCAACAGAGGCTCTCCACCTGTAATCAGTACATGTTTGTTCCCGAATTCGATTATGCGGCCGAAAGCGTCCTCTGGCGACGGGGTGGGGAATAGCTGAGCAGGTGGACGTTTCGCCTTAGCGTCTGGAGTATCGCACCATGCACAGCCTCCTCGTCCGTCAGGGCTGGCTAGATTGCAACCTTGCAGCCGCAACAACGTTATCCATGTCCCTTGTGGAAACCCACCATACTCGCCTGATATTGTCTCGTAGATAGAGTTGATTATCATCTCACTTCCTCATCGCAATAGAGTACTGCTTCACATACTGCTCAAAGTTACTCTGGAACAGATCCAGCATTGCCCTGCTGCCCATCTCTGCTACGGAGTCGGCTGTCTCAGATACCACCACCTTCCTTAGGCCTTTCAGTTTGGCCGTGAACATCAGCCGCTCCCAAATCCAGACTGACAGGAGCTCCGCCGTGGGCTTATTGACATGATAGTTCAGCAGATCGTGATCGAGCATATCTACCACATGCCTGTCCACCGTCTCCTTCAGGACATTGAAGTCGAGGGCGATACCAGTCCGCGGATCTACCCTTCTTTGCACAGCTACCACTATATCCCACTCGTGACCATGCATTCGAGCGCATTTGCCCGAATAACTGGGCAGATAGTGTGCAGCATGGAGCCGCCTGCGGATCACCACCGTGACGAGAGGCTGTGTGATTTCCCTTCGGCGGCAATGACGGCATTCCGCTATCAGGTTGGTAGGCAGTATATTCACCATATCTCCATCGATGTGGTATACATCCAGCGTCTCGCTTGTAGTTGCACATACCTCGCACTGTGTGATTTCCTGGAACATTTCTAGGATGCTGCGGGGATATCTGCGATCCAACGTATCACGACTGGCTAGCGGCTCCTTCTGCACGAAATCCTCTACTTTCATCTCTGACCTCCTGGTGACATTGTTCGGATCGGATCGCCGGTATTGCCTCACACCTAAAATGCCCTACAATCCGTCTCTCCTCGCCTGTAGGCCCCTCTTAGTAGTGCTTAGGTGATATTACACATTGAGCGGAAAAAAGTGGCCTACAAGCGATTTTTGAGGGAGATGCTCCTGGCTGTTATAACCATTACTGATCCGATTCTGGCACCTCATCTAGACCAAAGCCATCCCTATGACAAGGGTGCCATGCAAACTCCACAACTAAAATGCCCTACAACCCGCCTCTCCTCAACTGTAGGCAACTTTTGACAGTGCTTAGGTGATATTACACATTGAGCGGAAAAAAGTGGCCTACAGGCGATTTTTGTGTCATGTGTTACTGTTGGTCCTACTGCAGTCTGTCGGAGCATCTCCCCTCCTTCGATATATCATACTGGCAACAGCCAGTTTCATCTAGACTAGCGGGCAGCAAAACTGCCTAGGAACGGACGGCCAATGGCGAGATCTTGCAACACATAAACCTCGTTGTCGCTGGAGAATGCTCCTTCCCTGACCACGATTTCGTTGATTCGCATAATGCCCAATTTCTTCTCCCTTCCGAACGGGTCCTGGTTCAGACCATACTGTGCTGTCACGTGGGACAATTTCCTTTTGTCCTCGCTGAAGTTACTAATGCTCAGCCTCCCCTTTCGGTAGCTCTCAGCATCTGCCTGGGTAGCTGTGATGACCAAAGCGTGTCTTTCCTGTGACAACGCTCGTAGGCTTTTCCAGACGAAATCCTGCCGATGGCGAAACTCGGAAATCCTGCTATCATCGGCGGAGAGCAGGTCTGCGTAATCGATCGCGATGACGTCTGGGACGAAGCCATCGTAACGCTCCCACTCATCCAGCCGCGCCTTTATCTCAGACACGGTTAGAGTCCCAGCGGGGTATGTTATCAGTCTAAATCGTCTTTTCCATCTGCGGAAAAACTTCCGTATCTCTCTTTTAGCCATGTTCGCCGTCAGGGGCCTCGTCTCTGGCACCCTCTCAAGCCACACCGTTGGTCTACGCTTATCGCAGACATAGCTGTCGCACGGAGCATAGTCAGGAAATTCCTCATACTTTCTAGACAGAGTCTCCAACGTCACTAGTTGATCCAGCGACTTGTAGTACGTCGAGACGTCTAATCCTCCATTGAAGATACCACAATCGCAATTCCGATCTGCTCTAGTGCAAAGATCGAGCTGATTCAGCACACAATCCCCTACTGCTCGGAAGCGCTCCTGACAATAGCGTTCTCTATCGGAGCGTTGAGCGATGTATACGCAGATGCGACGCAGCACCTGCGACTCAGTCATGTCCCCAGCCTCGAAGAAAGCAACATTCGCCTTCTGGCGAATGGCCCTCATGGCCATCTCGAGCAGGAAGAAGCTTTTGCCTCGCTTCTCGGGGGCGAGCAGCGTAAAGAATCCACCACGAACTAGGTGCTCATTCCACATCTCCCCAAGGGCACCGGGATAGGACAGGACTTGCTGAAACGTTTCGGTGAATGCTCTCTCGACTCGTTCCAGTGCTTGCTCAGATGCTAGATCGATTCCAGTGTCCTCTTCGCTGAGAATGGTCGGGACATACGTCCTCGCCAACCTCTCCGCCTCCGCTATCTCCCCTGCCTCTATCAGTTCCTGCACCTGCTCGCTGTGTTGTTCCAGCTCCATCGCCTTGAGATGCTGAATGGTGCGGTCATACAGGTAGGCGGAATTGAACAGACCTTCCCGTCCATACTCATCGCTGAGACTCTCCAAAAGCAAAGCGATATACTCAGCTTCCGTTTTAGAGAGCTGGCCTCGTTGCAGGCGTTCCATGTAAAGCGCCTCGATATTGCGGTCGGGAGCTTCTCCGAATTCTCGGAAGTACTCTATGCACCATTCGGCCACGGTCTTCAACTCTGGAGAGGATAGCAGTGACGGTTTCCAGAGCCTGTGAATTCTGCCTAGGTAGTCAGTGCTGACCACCATTCCAATCACGATGCGTCTTTCGAAGAACTCTAGTTCATCCTGTGTCTCTATTTCGGCCATTGATTGGCTCCTGGATTGCTAGCGTCTGGATGACAGAGCGGACTTACCAGTCAGAGGATCCCTTTGTAGTGAATCGATCTCCTTGGCAAGCTGGCTACAGAAATTGCCCCGGAATGGATTGGAGTGTGTCCTGAATAGACGCAAACCCTTGTTCGACATCCACTCCTGTGCTTCCAGCCATTCGACGTAGCTGGACAGAATCCTGATAGGAGAATAACCTAAGCGAAGCAGATCATCAGGCAGATTGTGTTTGGATTGCTCCTCGCCAATCTTGTCATACATGGTGAGCAAAGCCTGGGCCAATTGATTCTCATCTACGAGGTCGGTAGTAGACAATAGATCCGCCGCCGGCTCGAACACCTGCCTGATAAAGACAGGTCCTAGGTCCTCTCCAAGCTTATCCTGGATCAGTTCCTCTGGTGGAGCGTTGGAATCTCCATTAGCATGGAAAGACTCGTCATCGTTGGTGTTTTCTAGATAGTTTCTCCAGAGATCACCATCATAGATATCGTCCAGGCCTTCCGCGAATCGAGGGGCGCCGTTCCTCTGCTTCAGGAAATTGCCCAGTGTCCAGCGATGATTGTAATAGCCATTGCGGTTGCAGACGTCGACGTAATGGTCTATCGCTTCCATGATTTGTGTGGCAGACCATTTACGCAGGGCTTGTCTCATCACCTGCTCCAGGGTGGGTGTCCAACGTGCTTTGTGGATATGCCCAGCCACTTTTAGCCAGTGACGGTGAATTCGTTTCGCCGCACGTAGATGCTTGTCGATGGACGCCGATGGTGTCTCTGCCTCTGTCCTCAGCAATGGCAAGGACTCCGACTGGGTGGAGGGTGATGCGTTCGTTCTCGATACAAGAGCAGATGTGTCAGGTGTGGATGCATCTGTGCCTGTCCTGGGTGGAATGGTCCGGGTCCTTTCAATCCTAGGCAAGGTACTGGATATCGGGAGTTCTATCCTTTCCTCTCCACCGTTCTTCTTGGAGCTGGGGGTATATATATTCTTTTCTTTAGTATTTTTAGAATTAGTATTATTACCGTTAGGTTTCCTTCCTGTAGGTTTCCTTCCTGTAGGAAAGCTTATTGTGGGTTCCCCACATGTGGAAAACCCACACGTGGAAAACCCACATGTAGAAAACCTGCATGTGGGTTCATCGGCAGTATCTCGGCGTTTCTTTCTGAGCACTCCTGGCTGGACTGGCTCCATGCCATGCTCTTCGAGCACGGCAATCGCATCCTCCAGATCGAACTCCCCAGGGCGATTGGTATAGGCCCAGAATGATCCTCGCATTGACTTTGTAGTTTTATCCCTGTAGCGGATACGTAGCAGGTAGCCATTTCTTTCTAGCTCTAATAGCCCAGAGCGTACCGACGCCACTCCATCCGCCATCATGCTGACGATCGTTGAGCAGCAGCTTTTCCAACCCTTCCTGTTGGACAATAGCAACCACAGAATCCCCTTAGCCTTGGCGGAGAGATTGGGGTCCCTCGCTATGGCGTTTGGCAGCATGGTGAATGCGTCTGGCCTGGTGCAGTTTATCGCATCGGGTATAACTATGTCCGTTTCATGGTATTCGGATTCGACCGTGTCCGTCGTTGTAGCTATCATCATCCACTCCTGCTCTTGACTTAGAATCTGCCAATTCTAATCCGTTGTCGTGTAACTGTGATAGGATGTTGCTCGTGTCGAACTCCCCTGGATTGGTAGTGTATATCCAGAACGATCCTTGTAAATTTTTGGTCTTCCTGTCCCGATATCGCAGACGAAGTAGATATCCACTTTTCTCCAATTCTGTTAGTCCGGATCGTATGCTCACGTCACCGTCACTGCCCTCCCTGGCTAGATACTCGAAAGGAGCATCATTGATTCTCGCGGAGTTTAGCGTTAGGAAGCAAAGTATTCCCTTAGCCTTCCAGCTTATTCTGGGATCATGGAGAATCCTTTGTAGTTGACTGATGTCGGGTTCGTATTCAGTTCTGTGAGACACTGCTGATTTGGCCACTCATTATCTCCTCAGTCGAATGGATGCAGCGTCGTCTATAGGCATTGCCTGCCCTGTTATACTAGGTGGTCGGAGTGATGATTAGGTAAAACGGTGAACGCCGCCATCGGATAGACGGCGGCGTTCATCTATTGCCCTTGCGCGGAGGTAACGGATTCCAGCAGGAGGAAAGATCTTGAGAGTAACATTCAGCGAGGCCTCCGCGCGATTGGCCAAGATTAGGAGTGATGAGTTCTTGATTGTGCGTGTTACTCCCATGCACCTCCCCAATTGAATCCGTTGTTGCCGGCATTATAGACGAGGTGCATCAGGCTGTCAAATTCCAATCTGGGTCGGCAGACTCCGGAGGTGGACTGCGTCGCTGGAATGGACGTAGCTGTCGTTGTAAGTACTGCTTTCGGATCGCGGCACAGTCTCGGCGATAGGCACAACGGGAGCAGGCATAGAGGCGTCTGTAATCGAATCCTAGTCTGTTGCCATTTGGGCATCGAGCATGACCCTTAGCCACGTCGGATATTACGGCTTCCAAGGCCTCCCGGTGTTTGCGGGTAGGCTTTGTCAATCCTTTCTCCCAGAGATACACAGTAGGAACGGATACTCCTACTAGCTTAGCGAGGAGAGTCTGACTAATGCCAAGAGCCTTTCTGCGCTCACGCAAATGTGTGACGTCCAAAAGTTGTCGTGGTACTGGACTGATTGCCATCTTATCTCCTTATCTATCCTATCCTAGCAATTGCTTCACCATATAATCCGCTTCTTCCTGGCTCAGATCGGCAGGGTCTGTCTGGACGGCGAGAACGTGCGTTTCTCTCCCTAGCGCTCTGAGTTTGATTGCTAGTTTCCTAGCCTGTTTCTGGGCATAGTGTTCGTTGTCGAAGATCACGAAGAAACGATCTCCGTGATGGAGCAACTGTAGCACTTGCTCCAGTCTAAACTCGATGCCAAACACCGCGGCAGCACAGGGGCCTAGCCGCCAGACATCCGTCACGCCCTCCACCACTATCATCGCATGTGAGCGAAGCCAGTATGATTGTTTGCCGTATAGGATACTCTGATGGGGAACTAGTTCTCGCTGACCAGGGCACGCCAGATATCGCACGGAGCTTTTACCTGTGACATCTCTGGCCTGAAAACTAACTATCCTTCTGTCCCAGTAGATTGGTACTAGTATGCGGCGACTGTAGGAGATGCCGTCGAGATAGGACGCCGGTCCTGTTTGCAATAAGCCCCATTCCCTTTCGAGTTTGTCCGGATCGAATCCGCGGTTTTCTAGATACTCTTTGTACTGGCCAGAGAGAGGATAGTTAGGAGAAGGTAGTTTGAAAGGCAAAGCTGACGCACGTTGGGTAGAGCGTTTGCGTCGAGTGGAGGGCATTTTTCGGTACTGCTTCAGCAGCTCGAAGGTCCGACCCTGCGATAGTCCTAGCGTTCTGCTGAGTACGTCCACCAACCCGTGGCTTCCACACCGCCAGCAATGGCAAGCCCCACTCTCTTCGTTTATCCCTAGGTGATAGTTCTGACTGCCTTTACAGAAAGGGCAGTGTATGTTTACCCAGCCTGGAGTGGTATGGGAATGTCCTTCGGTGACGAAAGACACTCCATAGACTGAAAGGAGTTCCTCGATCCAGGACATCTATCACCTCAAAGTCGGGCAACTGCTAGTTTCACTTCACGTAGTCCTTTCCAGATCCTTGTCCAGCTCCAACCTCTGCTCCTCAGGGCCTTGACGAGCACGCCTCTAAACAGTTTGGGTTTGTCCGTCGGAGCAGAGTCTGCCTTGGAGAACGTGAGCTCAACGATGACTCGAGCCTCTGGAGTGAGCATGTTCCACCATTCTGTCCATCTCTCTCGTGCTAGTACTGCTTCCTCTGGCCCTGTGTTCGGATCCTGGATTGATTCGGGCAGTTCCGAGGAATTCTCCATATAGAAGCTTGATTTGGATAAAAGGGTATTGAGATGATTAGTGACTGAATGCCACAGAAACGTGCTCATGTTTCCTCTGGAGGGATCATAACGGTGGACACAATGCAGATACGCTACGCACGCTTCCGAGAACATGTCGTCGAACTCCAGCCCGGGGCATCTCTGCACGAAGTTCCACGCTATCTTCCTCAGAAGCAAAAGCACCTCGTCCGTGTTCATCCGCTTTCCTGACTTAGTCATCGCTGCCTCCCTTAGGTTCGTAAGAGCGAATCAGTTCCGTTAGCAGGGCGTCCTCGTCCACTTCCTCTCCATCGAGAATTCTGGATAGTATTGTCCGCTTCTTGTCCAGCAGTTGAGCAATTCTCTCTTCGATGGTGTCGTTCGCCAGCAGATAGTACACGTTGACGGCACTCTTCTGACCGATCCTGTGGCAGCGGTCTTCCGCCTGGCTAAGCTCACCGCTCGTCCATGGCAATTCCACGAATGCCACAGAGGACGTCGCCGTAAGAGTGATGCCGGTGCCTGCTGCCTGAATGTTCCCGACGAACAGCCGCACCCGATCGTCGTTCTGAAATCTGATGACTGCTTCCTCTCTCGCTGCGGTCGGAGTTGATCCGTCTACTCTAACGGCGACAGATTCGAATGCTTTATAGATCGCTTCGATGGCTGCTTTATGCACGGCAAACACCACCAGCTTGCCATTACTCTCTAAGAACGCTTTTATCCAGTCGATAGCTTGTGGCATCTTGCCAGCGGCAGCGAGCTGCTTCAGCATTTCGATCCTGGTCAGATATTCCGCGGAGCGGGCCTTCATGGCGGCGGATGGTCCTTTCGTCTTCCAGACGTATGAGATGAAGCTTTCTTCCGCCTCCTGGTACTCTGTACGATTTCCAATCTCAATCGGGACGTAACTATAGGTTTTGTCAGGCAGCTCTCTGAGCACGTCCTGTTTCCGTCGTCGGACCATTATCGTGGAGAGAATTTCGTTCAGCTCTGCTTCATTCGAGGCCCCGCTGAGGTCCCATCCAAAAGGAGTGAGCTTGGCGTTGCAGTAGCGATGGGCGAAGTTCCAGAAACTCGTGAACAGCTTCGGCTCCACCATTCTCACGATGTTGAATCCCTCGATTGGGCGACTGACGATTGGAGTGCCAGTCAAGGCGATGACGTGCGGGATACGCCTGGCCAGCTTCTTGGTGGCTTTGGTTCGGAGCGCTTTACTCGATTTGCAGTAGTGGGCTTCGTCTATAACCAACACCTGAGGATTGATCTCGAGGAGGCGCTCTATCCAGCCGCGATGTAGAATGTCGTAATTTATCACTATGACTTTGCCATGCAACGACTGTCCTGCCTCTCCACCAGACAGTACCTGTATCGGCTCAGGATTCGGAAACAGCTCCCGTGCCTCCCTTGCCCAGTTCAATTTCAGATGGGCAGGGCATACAACAACGGCAGGTCTCTTCTCAGGATGCAGCCAGAGCCAGGCCAACGCTTGAATCGTTTTGCCTAGTCCCATCTCATCGCCGAGGAGAGCTCT